CTCCTTAATTTGAGTTTTAAACTCGTTAAATACCAATATATCACGTATGTATACTTAAACACGCGTGTTTTAACCTTATATCTACTTTTTAGGCACCATTAAGTCGTACAAACGTTCCATGCTAAAATGTTGCCCACACTCCCTACATTTTACCTGGTGTTTAGCGTAAATTTGCTCTTTTCCACATTTTTCACAGTTTATGTACTTAAAACTTGGATCTTCTAATGACTCAGATTGGAGCACTAATCCACCAGAGTTAGATGTAGGCGAACCACCGCCATAACCAGCGGTTAGTGCCTTTAAGAAATCTTGTCTTTTCAATTGGTTATCATTGCCATTTGGTTTTTTATATTCATGATAAAAATCCATAGTCTTTTTTGCATATGGGCTATTATGAACACGATCAATACCAAATTCACTCAAATCTTTAATAGTTCCAGCTATCCCACGATTCCAGCTATGATATACAGTTGCCAAATTATTAAATTTTTGCATCTTTCTATCAAATAAGTTTTCACCAATGTCTATGGAAATCTGAGGATCGGAGTTAAGTAGTTCAGTAATTTTGCCGTGATTAGCTTTAACATCTTCAACATATTTAGCTAACTGCGGATATTTATTTTTAAGAGATTTAGAGCGAGAAACTACTTCACTAATAGTAATTGGCATTAATCCGAACATTCCTCCCGCTGTCATACCATGATGCATAGATTTTGGATTATCTATCGTCTTGTGATCATAGTTTACACCACCAGAGGATTCGTGCATTGCTATTGCTGCAAGTTCAGGTCTTCTTTGTTTTAATTTATTGAAAGCCTCTTGGTGATTAGCAGGTACCCTAGATAAAACAGCTTTTTCAGTTACACTTGGTGCGATTTCAGCCTTTGGCGAAACTGGTTTTAAATCTTTATCCGATGTAGAACTTGGAGACATTGCAAGGCCTGCACTTAGTGCTGCGCCAGCTAATGCGCTCTTAACACCTTTCTCCATCTCATTATGTTGAGATAATGCGTGTATGTGTTGATATATAGATGCTATATTGCTTTGAATTTTTTGCTCTAACGCGTGAGATATTATATCCTGCTTAGATAATGAGGGCATCTTAGTTTGTAGTCCAAGCTCTTTCATAAGTTCAGACATCTTTTCGAGATTTTGCTGTACTTTAGTTGCAGATGCGTCTCTTTGAATATGTCTGAAAGACGGTACGTTAGTTTCCGCAAGATGTAGGAGCGACTTGATTAAGTTCATGTCAGCTTCTTGATTAACACTAGTCTTGTCAAGACTTAATGGTTCGACTAAAGTATTGTTGTTCGCTGGAGTAAAAGTAAGGGCGACTGAGTGAATTTTAGTTCTAGCTAACAAACTTGGATCTGTTAGACCACGCGCAACAACGCCGCCCTCTACTGAGGCTTTTAGCTGAAGCGGAGTGTCTGTCTTGTGGATATTTCTAAGTATTGCAGCTGCGGCTCTAGCGTTTGGATGATCTTCTTCGTCGTATAGATAACCCTTGACATATATAAATGGTGCTTTTACTTTATCCCAGTAATACTCTTGACGTTCGTTTTCGCAGTCTTCTTTTTTAAAGATTTTTTTGGCACCAGTAACTCTTCCGATAGAATTAAAAAAACCTTTACCATGGTTATCATTCAGACGTCCGCGTCCAGCCTCAAGTTCCGATATGTCAGCTCCCTCAACTGACAATACTTCTCCTTGAGTGTCCCTAAGTTGCGACCCCGCTATCATGTCCACTTCTAAAGATTTTTTCGCCATAATCTAATAAGTATTGTACCATGTCATCGGCATTGCAAACATGATGTGCCACCTTAGATGCTAAACTCGTAACTCTTTTATATCTATTACGAACATTATGTATTCTTTTTCCACCTCTTGAAATTATGCGCTCAATTACAGTATTTTCATCTTCTATGATAAAAAGTGGAACAATTTTATAGCCTTGTTGACTATATCTAGTTAATGTCGTAGATATGTGTACACCAATTTGTAGTAATATTGGCCTATCGTTAAACCAGTTATTTCTTATGGCGCGGTCCATATCTTTAATTTTAGAAAAGTCGTCGCTATCTATTACGGTAAATAGATGTTGGACCTTATTACTAACAGTTGTTTTGCCAACTCCACTTTGACCACATAGTGCATATAGTATTTTTTCTTTAAAATAGCCCTCGTATAGATTATTCTTCTTGCGGTTCTCGTGTTTCCACATCGGTTGAAGATTGTCTATTGCAAAACTATTTTTAAAACCCTGTTCATCTGTAGATGAATATTGAAACCAACTATCTGGCTTAACATGATCTATTTCCCAATCGCCATAGTTATCCCAAGTCATTCCATTTTGAAATTTAAGCTCAATTGCGCGGCATAAATCGGCAACAGAGTAACCAAGTTTATCTTTTATAATGCGGTCTTGATTTTCTATAGAATTATTTAATAATGATCTTTTTAATGCTGACATTATAAATGTTCTTATCTTATATTGATACGACTTAGTTGGAAATTGAGTTTGTTCAATTGGGATATTTAATCTTTTTGCTAACTTGCTTTTTCTAGAGTTTATTATAGCTTCTTTATGCTCTTTAGAAAGTGCCTTTCCTTTCTTAGCTCTTGAGATTTTGTCTCCCCAAGAGATATCGCGTCCACTTTTAGAAGTATTGTATAAACCTTTTTCTGCAGCGCATTTGTAACATAATTGATGCCTACGATTCCATCGTACCTCTCGTTGACCATGTGGACACTCAACGATGACCTTAATCTGAGAATTTTCTTTTATATGATCCACCGAGATTATTGATCCACGATATTGGACATGAGTAGTTATTAACTTATTCATGCAATTATTATACTTGAATACACACTAACCGTGAATAATAACGTTTATCTATAGATTTTGTAGTCTATATCTCTTGAATCATCTACTACAGATTCTCTGTCAGATTTTATGCCAGACAAAGATGAGTTATTTTTAAGTTTAGTTAGCGCAACTTTCTCTATCTTTTTAATTGTATCCACTGACACGTTAAGTAGTGCCGCAAGTTCAACATCCGAAATTTGCTTTTCTTGAGAAAATTCAGCTATATAATTAAAAAAACAATAATGAGCAAGTTGGTGATCAACGGCCCATTGACAACCAGGAAGTAGCGATTCCTCGTCTTCTGACAGTTCGCGACCTGCATTTCTAATGGCTTTGAGGCGCATAACTGCTAGAGGACACCATGATGTGGGCATTTGGCTTAATTGCCTAGGGCAGCGTTTATCCATTTTGAGCTTTTTGTCCATTGACTTGCCTCAAGTATTAGGGTGTATCAATGTCGATACACCCTATTTATACCACAATGATGTTAATTTGTAGATTCTCTTGCGGTCTCTGTAGGTTCACGAATTGCAAGTAATTCAACTTCGTGATCTACACCGTTAAGTTGTACTGCGACCTTTGTCCCAACTTGCTTTCCCTGCAGCCCTTCGATTAGAGTTGGAACACCACACTCAGCCAATTTAAGTCTAGATCGAAAGATTCCAGAGTCGTCTTTAGCAGACGATGTGATAATTACTGTGCTATCGCCTGTAACTGTGTCTGCCTCTTTAAGATTTTCTTTTGCATCTTGTCGAGCAGCTGCATCATTAAAGTCATTTAAACGTCGACCGTTTACAATATCGGCCATCTGCTTTAGATCGATATTGAGGATGTCTTGAAGAGCTAGGACTTTATATTGTAGTTCTGTTAGTTGACCAATTGCTTGACTTAAATCGGATTGCATAGTCTTATTATTTTCTAATAATTGCTGAACCATCATCTGCGTAAGTCTTACAGCCATAGCAGTATTCTCAACTTCAGCAGATAGTTGGCGCTGTAAATCTTTTTTAGGTGGTGTTCTAAAACCGTTCTTCATCATTTATTCTCCTTCATTGCTCTTTTAAACATTGCTTTATAAAAAGTTATTTCTTCAGTGGTCAGTGAGGGCCCCTGATCTTGTTGTATTGTACCGAATAATTGCGATAACTTAGTATTAAGAAAAATTCTGATATCGTTCTCGAGTGTGTCGTAGATATCGCCTCTTTGCTTTAGAATCCTCTTTGAGAGAATGTCATTTATAGCGTTAGCCTTTTCAAGCTTTATCTGCTCAGCGGTTTTTGTATTAATCGCACTGCCATTTTTTTTAGAAGAAATAGTAGATGCTGCGCTGCTTGCTGCTTTCTCATCTTCATAAGAAGTTTTATGTGCCTTGGGCTCATTATTATCGGTGGATTTCTGTCCATCTAATTCTCCTGCTTCTGGGTACTCCTTGATAAAAGCTGGAAGTGTTACGAGTTCAAAATCATATTTTGAAGCCATCTGAGAATATAGAGCACGAGCTTTTGTAAATTGAGCTTTAGTTAGAGGCTCTTTATTTTTAACGCATCGCTGCCAGTGCTCTTCAACTTTTGGATCGAACATGTATACGCGTTGAGTTCCAACTGAATCTTCAATCTCTCTAAGAATCTCTAGATTCTCTTCAGAGAGAAGAGATTTACGTCCATATATCTCTGGCCATATTAAGCATTCGCCATAATAAGATCTATCTAAGCAGATGTCTCTTGTAGCTGCACTAGAAATCAGATCTATCATTTCTTGTAAGAAAGAGTCTGGCGTACTATTTTTAGATGGAGCAGACATGTGAACAACTTCATAGCCCTTAGATTTAAAATATTCAGCAACTGTCGTTTTTCCAACTCTATCTAAACCTTCAAGAATTACAAGCATAATATCTCCTATTTCGGAGAATATTATACGAAAAATGGATGAAAGGCGAGAGATAGTCTGAGGACTTCATTTGTATCAATTATTTTAAGTCTGAATAGAACTCTAAGTAGATACATATAAGCATCGTATTCGTCTTCTGTGAAGACGAATTTAGCAGTCATGTGATTTTTGTATCGCTTACTCTTCATCTAGACGATTTATCGGATTTGCTAAAACTTTTCCGCCTACATTAGTGGCTTTTGTGGCACCAAACTCTTTGGCCGACTCTCTGAGAATATTTCCTTGTCTGCTTGCATTAGCCATAGCATCCGCATGCATTTGACTTATCTCCATCTCATGTTTTTCTTGCTCTCTAGCGTGCTTAGCCTCAGCATGCTTATTTTCCATTTCTTTCTGTTGTTGCTCAGCTTCAGCCTGCTGCTGCATCGCTTGTGCTTGTGCTTGTTGCTGTTCGGCAGCTTGCTTCTTTTGATCCTTAGCATTGTCAATTGCTAGAACAGATTGCTGCCAGCTTAAGAATGCTGGATCACCGGGTATATAGGCAAGTTCTCTTCGCTTTGAAGCATCTTTGTCGCCAAAGAAAAATTCTCTTATCTCGCCACGAGTCATATTTTTCTCGACTAATGCCCAGAACGCTTGATTCAGCGGCAAATCTGCTGCTGGAGTCTTTATCTTTTCTTTTTGAGCTTGAACCAATAAGTCATTCATGGTCTTCCATACAGACATCTCAGCTTGCATCTGTGCTATTTCAGTCTGAGGTGTCTCATCTGTATAACCAGTGAAAACAAATTTATATTTATTAGCTAGTTTTTTATCAATTGCTGGAAGAATGTCTCCATTGATTAGGTCCTCTATGAACATAAGTATGGGATATAGACCTCTTTCTCTTGAGTACGCAATCTTATATTCATTGTTAGCTTGCTGCATAGGCGAACGGCCACTTGCGCTAACGAGATAATCTAGACCTATTTCAACGGGATCAATTTGGAATTGTGCGCAGATGATTCTCATTAGATGGTTATTAAAATTTATGTACTCCATCTCTTTCGCAGAGGCAGACATTGGAACCCATTGAACTTCATCTAGACCAGCTACAATTGGTGTACGCCAAGCATGTTGTTGACCACTTATGCTGTTATAAAATTGACGCCTAAAGTTCATCAACTGAGCTTGAGTAACGGTGCCTTTTAAGTGTAAAACACCTCGAGCCGCATAACCATGAGTAAAAAAGTTAGAATTATAATTCTCTACGTTCATGTGATTGGTTACGTTGATAATAGCCAATTCAAGCGGAGAATAGCAATAGCCGTTGCTATCTGCAAAATTTTGAGGATTAAATAGTTTAAATACTAGATCTTCGTCACCAAAATGTGCCAATGGTCTTTGATCAAAGGAAACTTGAACATATTTATAGTAGTCAAGTTGAGACTCATTTACAACCTGATCACGCTTTGGATCATTGTTGCTCTTTGGTTTATCATATATTCTTTTTGCGCTTTTTGACTCTGCTTCAATTTGTTCTTTTGATAGCTGTTTATTTATTAAATAAACTGACTCAGATGGCAATGGTCTAAATCTATGTAATCCACCACCACGAGTTTTTACTTTCTCTATTGCTACGTGACCAAACGTAAGAGCATCTCTTACAGTTAACTTTAAGAACTCACCAAATAAGATTCGATCATCGGCTGGCGTACCTTCTTTTCTGCCGCAGTGATACATGAAATCTTCTAGCGCCGCTATCTCGTGCAGTTCCTCTTGAGAGTATTCGGCACGAGGGTCCTTCTTTACGATTCTAAATCCCATTTCGAAGCGTCTATGCTCTGGTCTAGCAAATCGTAGCAACGTATCGACCCTAGTTTGAATTATCGAGGACACGAGCCAGTCTCTTACAGATGTTTCTTTTAAAACTCTATTGGTTAATCGAGACATTCTCTGCTTGTAGTTAACTTGATTACCCATATTTGTAAAATATGGGTCATCTATGATAGCTTTGCGACCTATCTGATTAGATGCATCATGGTTCTCTGGAGCATCGGGTAGGGCGTCGCCGCCGTTAAAAGCACCCCTCATTGCAGCGGGTGCAGAAACGCCCTCAGTAGTGACTCCGTCACTCTTTAAAAGCTCATCGATATCGCCTTTAATTCTATTTTTAAGCCATTGATCCCAAAATGCCATATTTATATCCTACTATAAGTCGATATCAACCTATCAGATTTTTTAAATTATCAATATTTTATGATAACTAGAGGCCTATGATAGCCATATATATTTTACCATGTGTATTAAAACGACCATAGAAAAGAGCCACCACCATCGTTGGTATCGTCGCCACCATCTGAGTCATCTAATGCAGATTTGGTTCCAATTTTACCTATCTTTGCCGGATCTTGTTCGTTCTCATTTAGTCGTATGCCCATAGTCTGAGCAAACTCAGCAGCAGTTGGTGTCCTGCTAAAATTACCATTAGTATCTGTTAAGTTAAAGTTAGTATCAAAAGAAAGACCGCCACCAAGAACTATATTGCCCTTTCCATAAAGCTGAGTCATTGCATATCTTAAAGCATCTAGAGCGTGATCGTTCTCACCTTCTGGTGTATCAGTAACCTCACCAGCAGCATTAGTTTTAAAGTGATATAAGCTAAATTCATTTATCAAGAAGGTGTTGGTTTCCTTAGCTATGAATAATTTAGTATCACTAGTACCTGGAACACGTAGAAACTTCTTGATTACCTGTATACCAGCGTTTATCTCTCCTTTTGGAGAATTAGAGACAGGTAAGCCCATCTTTTGCATTTCTTGTATAGAGCCTTGATCTGCAGTGTCAGGGAAATAGAGTTGACATCTATATAGCGAGTGGTACTTTGTCTTACAGTGATGTATCCAAGTTGGTTGACTTACATGAGTCATTGCATCAGTCTTAAGTATGTATATATTATCTCTACTGTCAGCTGCAAAATATACAACTGTATTTGGATTTGTGAAACCCCAGTCTAACCCAGCATATACGGGTAACTTTAATTCATGCACTTTCTTTATAAATATATCGTGAGTACATTCACCTGGAAATTCTTTACCAGTCAATTTGTTCCACATCTCGTTCCAAGTCTTAACATGAAGTCTCTCTTCAAATTCTGGGTACACTAGACCTTCTGTAGAAGGTTTAAGATTATATAGTTGAGACGCGGCCCAGTCTATGCCTTCTGATCTAATTTTCTGTATATGCTCTCCTATTGTCTTTAACATAGTAGACTTTGAAGTCTGTTTTTTGGCATCGCCTCTGCAGAACGTTGCAGCAGGGCAGCCCTTACAGCCATTAAACATACCATCCGCTTCTAGCACAAAACCTTGTTGTTTATTCTTAGATAGTGTGTCGAACTCTTCTTGAGTCAAAGATTCGCCAGTGTCCTGATTTAGCCATAAAGGCGTAGGTATTGTGCCACTTCGTTCATCTGGACATCTCTCTGTGAATTCAAGGGCAGTCCAGAATCTTAAATGCCTATTTTCCTTATCAGCATTTTCAATCATAGCGTTCATTAAGCCATATTTAGTCTTTCTTGTAGAGATACCTACTCGTAGTGGCTTCTTGCCCTTTTTAGTATCTAACATACCGCTAACTTCTTTAATAGCTCGTAAACCTTCACCAGAGAGAGTATCAAGTTCGTCGCATGAAACTAATTGACAATGTACGCCATTCAATGCTTTTAAAGTAGTTGGCAATATTTCCATTGTGCATACATTATTGTTTACGTTAAATATGCTTTTCGACATTGTACTTTTTTGCAATATCTTTTTATCATCTTTAACACCAGCTGGATCTATTATCGGTTTTACTTTTGGAGACATACAGAAGCTTTGTATGTATTCGTAGGCACGAGCAGCTTGAGACATAATAGCACCAACATGAGCTATATCTCGTTGATCATGCAGCATTATCATAAACTCTGCTATTGCAACCCCTAATGTCTTACCAGATCCTCGAGACCCAGTGTAGAGTAATTCTTGAATTTGCTCGGGGTTATCATTGAGTACGCAGATCTTATATATCTCATATACGATATCGAGCGGTGTAGTTGTTGCGTACCTCGATACTATAGTATCTGGTAAATCTAGATTAAGAAAATGCTTAATCCAGGCTTTAACCTCAGCTCTGTTT